TTATTTATTTAAAAAAGTTACCCATTCTTTAATAGAGAGCGATTCCCCTGTATTTCTTAGAATCAAACCATTCTGTATTCTATCAACCCTGAAGGTCCTCATAGCGCCCGCCCTATGGCAGTAGGCCTTTATATACAATCCATCGAAAGATCTAACATCTACTTCGCGATACGAGTTTTCACCTTTACTATCTTCATAATCGAATGCTACGTATCTGAAGTCATTACTAATGATAAATCCAGCGGGATTTTTTTTCCCTATTTTTCTATCATTGCTGATGTTTATTTTTTTTCTATCGTTTACATACTTATTTTTAAAATTAACGGTTTCTTTTATAGCTTTATCGAATTGTCTATTTTCAATCGACTTAGTGCTTTTAATATTTTCTCTAATTCGAGTTTCGTAATCAATTTTTTTTAAAGCTGGGACTGATTCATTTTTATCTATAGTTAAAGACTTACGCGATGTATATAATCTACGCGCCATGTAAAAAGAGATGCAAACCAATATAAATAAAGCAATAAGCGAATCCCCGGCCCCCACTGCGCCAATGCACAAGAATGATAGAGTGCTTATTATTACAATCTCTATAAATTTAAGTAAAAAATTCCCACGACATTTGTAAAACACATATATTGAAACCAGTGGAACCAGTAAGAAAAACATTTGCAATAAGTCTTTCATTTTATATATTCGCTATTTTTTTTATTATTTTACCTACACAAACAACATCATCAACAGAGCACTCAAAGCTTGAGGATAGATCAGAGACTTTAACTCTATTGCCGGGGATACGCGCAATAGAATAAATATCATGTACACCATCTATGTTTAAAAGCCACATTCCATTTCCCAGCATATTACTATCAAAATCAACTAACCATGCTGCCGAGTCTTTCTCAACATATCCAATATTCTTGTCCGAAGATGAGACAAAAGTTGGATCACAAATCCACGAACCGTCTTTATTTAATGCTCCCGAAGATATAGACCAGCGGTTAAGAGTTAAGAAAGTCGTTTCGTATGAAACTGAATCAGGGTTTCCTGGGCTCCCCTGACCCGTTGATAACCAAAGTAATGAAACGCCAGTATCTAAAGCACAAGTAACCACTGCATCACCAGGGAAGTATTCACGTCGAACCCAAGTACTGATCGTTGCCGTGGAAATGTCCAGAAAATCGCCGAGTTCTTTCTGTGTGCGGAACCCATATGCATCCAACATTCTGCGGAGAACAGGCTTCCCACCAGATGCTTGAATCTGTTCATAAAGTGCCTTTCCTGAAACCAATGACTTTCCAACTTCAAAATTCGAATTTGCAAACTCCCCAGTAATTAACCATTCAACATCGGCCCCAGTATCAAGAGCGCATTGCACAATAACATTCCCAGGGACCTGCCCGCGTTGCAGCCAACTCCCAACGTTGCTTTTTGCAATACCAAGCTTGTCGCTAAGCTCTTTTTGCATCTTAAAGCCATATGACGACAGGATTCTTTCAAGAACCTCACTCGCGACAGCGCCCTCAAGACTCTTATTCTTTACCATGGGTAATCACTTTTCTGTTTACAGTAATAAAAAAGCGATCTACAGTATTATCACACCACATGTAACACCGTAGAACACAAACCACTAACCGGAGATATTGCTTTATGTCTCATGATATTGCAAACCCCCAAGCCGCGCCCGCCGCGCCTTTTTCACCTACGCAGATTGCAAACATGCTGCTGCCCGGTCTGAGCGGCGCAATTCTGGAAGCAGTGCAGCGCGCAGTTGCTATGCACACCTCCCCGACCATGTCCAAAGAGGACTTCATTGCCGTTAACGGCATCAGCGCATCCGTGCTGGAGAAGTGGATCGCTAACGGCGTTGTGCTGCTGGCGCCAACCCCTACAACTACCGTGAAGCAAAACCGAAAGAACCGGAAGACCGGCGAGATCGAAGAGGTCACGATGACCAAGCACGGTAACGCCCTGATCAACCTCGAAGCGTGGCGCGAGAAAAACCGCCAGGTTGCGATCAAATGCCGCTACATCCGCGGTTAATTCGATTATTCGAATTTTGAAGGGCTAAACCATGTTTGATTATCAAGTCTCTAAACAGGCGCACTACGAAGAAGCCTGCCGCCGATTCGCGACAAAGCACAACATCAAGCAGTTGAGCGCTGATGCTGGCATGTCCGCTCAAGTGCTGCGCAACAAGTTGAATCCAGACCAGCCGCACCGCCTGACGGTTGAGGAATTGCTGACGCTGACCGACCTCACCGAAGACCCGACGCTGATCGATGGGATGCTGGCGCAGCTGCACTGCCAGCCGTGCGTGCCGATCAATGAGCTATCCAGCGGCAAGGTCGCGGCGTATGTACTCAATGCCACCTCCGAAATCGGCAAGGTCGCGGCCGAGGCCGTTGCAGATGGCGCCATGACCTCCGCGCGCCGCGGTGCGATACGCGAAAGCGTTAATGCCGGCATTCGTTACATGACGCTGGCAGGACTTGCCATTCAGTCCCGCATCCATGCCAACCCGACAATGGCCTCAACCGTTGATGCCATCACCGCCGTTGGCGCGTCACTGGGCATGAGCTGAGGTGAACATGATGCCAATTTCTATTGCTCCCCTGCTCAAGCAGCAAAGTCAATTCCGCCACTTTGGCCACGGTTGGTTAGAACTCAAGAACGGTCAACGCTGGCACCCAGTGCAGTGCCGACTAGAGATAAAACAAGAGGAAAAGGTTGCGAGCCGTAAATCAGAGGTATTTGCATTTTTTAGGATCCAAGCGTTGAAATGCCTTGCCACAAGATACTTAAACCTGCGGTTAGTGCTTTGGAAGTGACTTGCCCAATGACGTCTTTAGTGCCTTCAGTCACTGCTCCTTTACTCGCTGCCAAAAGAGTATCACCGAAGGATTCCGTCAATGAATCAGGCGTCAATTTCAGTAACTCTAGGCCTTTTGCCGTAAGTACTGCATCGCTAAACGAAGCATATGGATGACCTTTAGCAGAAATATATCCGGCTTCGACAAGCCATTTTATTGTTGCAAATGCGATTTCACATTCTTTGCTTGGCACTGTGGCACCGTTTTCCAGCGTCACATCAATGGGGGCATCATCAATAAGATTTTTTATACGAATGGTCTTTTCAAGTGGGAAATTCTCATAGAGAAAAGCCAATGTCTTACCTGTTATTTCATTAAACAAATCAATATTGGAGCTTTTGGACATGACCACACCTACTCTTGCTGAAAAAAAAGATGAATACGACGCTTTGTATAGGTTATTCCGCATGACCGTTGAGATGCAACTTGGGTTGTGCATGGACAGTGTAAGAGCGAAGGCTCAGTGGCGCAAAATTCTGGCCAATGCTGATACATCTGTGTTGGCAGATGTACTGGCTGAGTGTCTTTATGAAGCTGGTCACAAAGCAATCACGAGTAAATCATGATATGGCTTTTACTGAAACTGCGCGCGCTGTGCCGCTGACGCCGGGCCAGCGGGCCGACGGTTTACAGCACATCGCCGAATTGCGCCGGGATGTTTTCAAGTGCGACAGCACCGCTGAAATAAATCGATTTTTGGCAGACGTGCGCGACGAAAGCGATCCACGAAACAAAGGCAACATCCGGGCTCTGAGCGCCATTTTCTTTTTAGCTGGTATTAAGAAAGAGCGCCACGGGCTGGATTTCAATGAACTGACGAGTGAGGAGAAAAAAGCATTGGTCGATGCAATGAATAAATTCCGCGCAGTCGTGAGTTTATTCCCGAAGCATTTAAGCATGCCGAGAGAAATAACTTTTTAACCTGACCAGAAATTAATTGGCGTAAACCCGCCGGGCTTTTTATTACCTGAAGAAAGGAAAACCACAATGAGAAATATACAAAAACTGCCAATCACCATTGGTATCGATCCAGCCGCCGGCAACGATGTTTCAGTTGTACATCAGACCGCCTACCAGTTGGAAGAAATGCTGAAGCGCGCACGCATGGATGAGCGTAAGAACCAGGCCTCGGTGATGTCCACCAAGCTGGAAAATCTGGCCAACTCCATCATCGCCAAGGATTTGAGCCTTCGCGATGCCGTAGAGCTGCTGCGCCACGAAGCCGAATTCATCCAAAACCAGGCGATGGAGCTGCACTAATGGCCGACGCAATGGACATCGAACAGGAACGCCAGCAGCTGATCCTGGACGCTCAAATCGAACAGGCGCGCCGGAAACCGGCCGCCCCTTCCGCCTTTCGCTGTGAAGAGTGCGACGCGCAGATCCCAGAGGCACGCCGCCTTGCCGTTCCTGGTGCAGCCCGTTGCGCCAGCTGCCAGGAACTTCACGAAACAAAATCACGCCACTACCGGGGGTAGTTATGCTGAATTCCGCGTTGAAATGGGTGGGCGGAAAGCGCCGCATTATGGACACCCTGTGCCAACACCTGCCAACCGCACCAGGCCGCCGCCTGGTGGAGCCATTTGTGGGTTCCGCTACCGTTTTCCTGAACACCGACTTCGATTCCTACCTGCTGGCCGACATCAATGGCGACCTGATCAACTTCCACAACGTGGCCAAAGAGCACCCGGAAGAATTGATCGTGCTTGGCCAGTTGATGTTTGCCAATCACAAGGGCCAGGAAGGATATTTAGCGGTCCGTGCCAGCTTCAACCTCCGCATCGAAGTCAGCAATATCATGCGCGCGGCGAAGTTCCTCTACTTGAACCGCCACGGCTACAACGGCATGTGTCGCTACAACCGCCGCGGGGAGTTCAATATCCCTTACGGCAAGGTTATTGATCCCTATTTCCCAGAGAAAGAGATTTACGCCTTCGCCGAGAAAGCGAAAAACGCCGTTTTCCTATGCTGTGACTTCACCGAAAGCATTGAAATGGCAGCGCCCGGCGATGTCATTTACTGCGATCCGCCATACATGCCTAAGACGAAGACAACCGGCTTTACCGATTACCACACTGAAGGCTTTGGCGAACTGCATCAGTACAACCTGATGTACTCGCTGCGTGCCGCCGCCGCGCGCGGTTATCACGTTGTGGCCTCAAACAGCGATGTCGCCGAAGCGCTGCAGTGTTATGACGAGTTTGAGATCCACCACATCACCGCCCCGCGTTCCGTGAGTTGCAAAAGTGATGGGCGCGGGCGTGTCGGCGAAATCATCGCAACGATGGGAGGGATTACGGCGTGAACAATGTAACAACAATCAAGCCTAGTAGCGTTTTTACATTCAGTTGTAATGGCCGTGAATACGTTATTTCACATAAAGACGTCGCTTACTTCCACCCCTCAACTGACCTGCCCCCAGTATTAGATACAACCGTTAGTTAGTAATGTCGGTTTGTTTATCTTCACATTTTCCATTCCGCCACCGTGCTGCAAACTCTGATGGCGTCTGATAATTCAGTGCTGAATGTGGACGACACTCGTTATAATCCTGCCGCCAGTTATTAATGATTTTCCTTGCATGAACGATATCGCTGAACCAGTGCTCATTCAGACATTCATCGCGAAATCGTCCGTTAAAGCTCTCAATAAATCCGTTCTGCGTTGGCTTGCCCGGCTGGATTAAGCGCAACTCAACACCATGCTCAAAAGCCCATTGATCCAGTGCGCGGCAAGTGAACTCCGGCCCCTGGTCAGTTCTTATCGTCGCCGGATAGCCCCGGAACAGTGCAATGCTGTCCAGAATTCGCGTGACCTGAACGCCTGAAATGCCGAATGCGATGGTAATTGTCAGACACTCCTTCGTGAAATCGTCCACACAGGTCAGGCACTTGATCCTGCGACCGGTGGCCAGTGCGTCCATGACAAAATCCATCGACCAGGTCAGGTTGGGCGCCGCTGGGCGGAGCAGAGGCAGACGTTCTGTTGCCAGCCCTTTACGACGTCGCCTGCGTTTTACGCCCAGCCCGCTCAGATGATAAAGGCGGTACACGCGCTTATGATTAACATGAAGGCCTTCACGGCGCAGTAACTGCCAGATGCGGCGGTAGCCAAAACGCCTGCGCTCCAGTGCCAGCTCAGTGATGCGCCCTGATAAATGCGCATCAGCCGCCGGACGCTGAGCCTCATAGCGGCAGGTCGACAGGGACAAACCTGTAAGCTTGCAGGCACGACGTTGCGACAGACCGATCGCATCACACATAAACTCAACGGCTTCCCGCTTCTGGTCTGTCGTCAGTACTTTCGCCCCAGTGCCACCTGAAGTGCCTCCTTATCCAGCATGGCTTCGGCAAGCAGCTTCTTGAGTCTGGCGTTCTCTTCCTCAAGCAACTTCAGGCGCTTAACCTCGGGTACTTCCATGCCGCCATACTTCTTGCGCCAGGTATAAAAGGTGGCGTCGGAAATGGCGTGCTTGCGGCAGAGCTCACGGGCAGAAACCCCGGATTCAGCCTCGCGGAGAATACTGATGATCTGTTCATCGGAAAAACGCTTCTTCAT